AAACCCATTGATTTAATACTTGTGGTATAAATGGATTTCCACCTCCGCTTTCTTTTGAATCTAAATATAATGGTACACAAATACCACCATTAACAAAATCACCATACTCAAATTTACTTTTTACATCTGTAGTAAGCGGATCGTTGTAATTCCCAGGAAACATTGAGAATAACTTAATAGTATTTGTTGTAGAATTATTTTGTACTTTTAATGTTAATACAGTTTCAACAGCACCATCTTTGTTTTATCTGAGCTCGAGTAATCTTTTAGAATAAATGTATTATTTGCATGTGGATTTATAATTACTTCAACTTCACCATCAGATAGTGTAACTAATAGACTTTCTGATGTTGTACCAAACACTTCATCTTTGATAGTAATAATATCATTAGTTAATGTTTGTAGCTTATCACGAAGTGGGATTACACGACGTTCTTCTGTATAAAATCCTGATGCAATATGTTCAGGTTGATGGAAATATGTAATATTTTGGTCAATCAATTTATCTGAAACGTGTTCTACTACGCCATATTTATCAAGATAACCTCGGAATGCTTCTTTTGTTGTATCAGAGTTATTCTCTTTTATAATATCAAGTACTGTTACATTTTTACGAAGCTCTACTGGGAATTCAACATTAACAATATCTGACCACACAGAAGTTGTTTTAACAAATGGGTAACCTATTGCATAAACTACACGAAGTCTTATGTCAACTGTTTCTCCTTGTGAAATTGGAATATCAATTTGGTTAAATGATGGTACATTTACTGAACTTGTATCTCCTTCGAATTGATATTTATATTTACTATAATCATATATTGGATAGCGCTCACTAGTAAATGACTGCATAATATTCCAATCTGAGAAAATAGCAGGGTTACCATTTATTTCACCAATAGTTTCAGCATTACCTGTTACACGATTAGCATTCTTATATCTATATTGTACATCTATTTTTATTACTTTATGTGTATCAATACCATTATCTTTTAAGTATTTTTCATAATCAAAGAATCCACGAATATGATATTTTGGATTTTCTACAGGTGTATCTGTGTCTGTACTTGCAATTGTAATTCGTTGAATACAATCTGCTATACTTGCAGTTAAATCTTTCTTTTTAGAATTTAAATCAGATAATTGGTCTGTATATATTGTTCTAGAAGTAGTTGTATCTTCAAATGATAAAGAGCTTAAAAGTGAATTAATTTCATCAATTTGTTTTTGTACAGAGCTTAACTCAATTTTGTAATCTTCTTTTTGTTTGTATAGATTATATATTTCAGATACAGTTTCAGAATTACTCATGTGTTTATTTATGAGTGTTACCTTTATATTATCTGTATTTATATTCGGTTTAGATTTGGTTAATTTATTAAACTCAGTTTCGCTAACATTTATAAAATCTTCTGTTGTCATTGAAACTAAACCAAATAATTTATCACCAATATTTGTTACTATTGTATCATAAAAATCTTTGAATGTTTTATTTGTTTCTTTTTCTTGTAATGAATAAACATCAAAGAATAAACCGGTACCCCACGGAGATTGAATTAAAGAATTTCTTTGAATTGGTGCTAAGAATATAAGCACATATCTATCTTCTTCTAAAGGTATATTTAAATACTTTGCATGATTTATATTTCCTATTGCATAAAATTTCAAGGTACTTAAGTCAACATTACCATCATTTTCTGAGCATAAATCAGCAAATCCACCATTTTCTACTTTAACTTGTACAGTATTTGTAGATGTGTAGATTTTTTCTACTAACAATTTAACTTTATCGTTGTTTGTTACTAGATAATCACCTTCAAAAATATTTTTTTCTATCGTTTCATCAGCAATCTTATATGTAAGATGGTCTAATTTCAATTCATAGTGTTCGTTAAAATTATCATCTGTCCAATTTCTTTTAATTTCTTTAATAGAATACTTTCCACTACCAAGTTCGTATCTAATTGGCATTGAATATACTTTATCATAAACGGTGTAATCTATACTATCTTCAAAAGCATATAACTTCTTAACTACATCAGAGTACTTTATAGGTCTACAAATTGATTCTGAAGTATTAGTACTTGCATCTGCTGTTTGCCAATTAGCATCTTGTTTAAGTAAAGATAATAATTGTTCATTCTTTACAATAAGTTTTTTAACATTTACTTGTTGTATATCATTAGGTATTTGAGAAAGATCTATTTTAATATATGGTGTTGGAGTTAAGAAATCTTTGAAGATTTCATTTTTCTTATATTCAAAACTTTTTATATTAGAAGTCATATTTTCTAAATCAACTCCATCAAAAGCTTTCTGTGGAACGTTAGTAAACCCTTTAACTTCGATAGATTGTGTGTTTCCATCAAAGTCAAATACTGCTTCACCTGTTTTTGGTGCATTAACCAAATTATAAAAATTATCTTCTAATGTACTAATCTTATTCTCTAGAGAAATAAAAGAAGGTATTACATAATCCGAATTATCAATATTAACACGTAAATATTCTGATTTAGTATAAAAAGAATTATTAAGAGCTTTGAGAATTTCAAAGTTCTTTTTTGTAAGTTCTTGTATTTCTACTAAGTATTCATTTAAAGTTATTGCCATATTATTAAACGATTTTTAATTAAAAATGTATTATTTGAATAATAACTATACAAAAAATTCTTTTTTAACATTTATGGCTGTAACAAATTCAATTTTTAATGATTTTGCGTCTAATAAAAAAATTGTCCAAGGAAAATATATAACCTCTTTGGATAGTGGTATAATGAATGCAGAAGAAGAGGCTATTTTTAATACATACAAACATTGGCAACCTTTTTATGTACCAATGCAAGATGTAATAAAAGATGGTAAATCTACCAATAACAAAAAAGAGCCAGTAATGGAATCTGTGTCTGCTATGGGTACAAAATCATTATTCAGTAATTATAATGCAGTATATATAGATAACGATTTTCGTGAAGATGCAAATATGCCACTTTTGGATAACCCTGATTCTAGAAATCGTCAAAGAAAGAATATGTCTTGTACAATTAAAGATTTAGTTGATGCATCAGCTTCTGGTTTAATGGGTAGACAAGTTTATAACTATTCTGACTTTGCATATTGTAAACACCTTGGAAAAATCTCAAATAACTATCTTATAACTTTAAGAAGATTTGGTGCTCCATGTGGTGATAAAATTGATAAACGTAATTATGCGAGTATTGGTGGTATGGAAGAAGAACTTCAACAGCACTTACCTGACGTTGGCCGTTTAATCACATGGATGGGTACACCTGGAAATGAAATGGGAAATATTCTTAAATATTCTTATAGTATGCCTTGGGAAGATATGGAAGCTAAAATTGAAGACGTTAATATGGGTGATGATAACGATAGTGGTAAATTAGCATCAATATTTAATATGGCTAATGCTAATTATAGAACTAATGTACAAAAAGGTTTAGCTGGTTCTAATTATTCTGGTAAAGGATTTATTGATGGAATGTTAGGAGGAACAGGTGCAACAAATCCACCATATAGCCCATCAACTTGGGGTGCAATGTACGATTCTACAAAAATATATGGACCAATTGATGTTATAAATAAAACTAAAAGAAGAAAAACAGGATTAGTATTTGAACAGAAATTTACACTTGTATTTGATTATGAGCTTCGTTCATACTATGGTGTTAATGGTAAAGCGGCAATGACAGATTTACTTGGTAATATTCTTGCAACAACATATACACATGGTAACTGGTGGGGTGGTGAAAGAAGATTTATTGGTGCAATGCAAGATAATATATTTGCAAACTTACCAATATTTAAGCTTGCAGATAGTGGTGGTCTTAATAACCCCGGTGCTGTATTAGATGCTTTTATTGATTCTGTTCATCAAGGTGCTGCTGCATTTACAAATGGTGTTAAAGGTGAAACAACAAAAGAGAAAATTAAAAACTTAGCAAAAGATATTGGTGGTATGCTTCTTGGTGGTATGTTAAATAAACTTGGTAGACCACATAAAATACCTATGGCTTCATTAATATCTGGTGCTCCTGTTGGTTGTTGGCACTTAACAGTAGGTAATCCTAAGTCACCAATTATTGAAATTGGTAATTTAGTTTGTACAGGAAGTGAAGTTGAACATTATGGTCCTTTAGGATTAGATGATTTTCCAACAGGTTTACGTGTAAAAGTTAGTTTAGAGCATGCAAAACCAAGAGATATTATGGCAATTGAGCAAATGTATGGCCGTGGTGATACACGTATATATTCTCCTATGGGATCTAATGTTATGAAAATGTACGAAACATCAACAAGCATACGTATTAGAGGTGTTCCTAAAACTGATACTAAATTTGTTGATAAATTAAATAAAGTTGTATCAGAAGTAAATAATAGTGTTATTAAAAATCCAATAGATGGTTCAACTACAATAGATAGGTCAAACTTGGATGTACAAAAAGAATTTGCTACATCAACTTCTGAAACAGAAGAAATTTCAATTGATAAAATAGAATCACTAAAAAGATATTTCGGAACGGAAGAAAGTTCTATGATTGCATTTGCTGCTGGAGAAGCATTGTATGGTGCAGAGAAACGAAAGAATGATCATGCTAAGAAAGGGTAATTGAAGTAGTTAAAAGAGAGTTTTCTACTCTCTTTTTTTATTTTAAATACATAATACATTATTTTATACGAAAAAAAATAATTTCGTATGGGTAATAAAAATCAATCATTTAACCCGGTAAAAGAAGAAAAAGATGGTGTACTTGCCAGAAGAATGGTGTGGTCCACTGAAGCACTTAAACTTGCAACAAAAGGACTAGAAGATGGTAGAAAGCTTGTAGCAAATCCATTTTATGAAAACAATATAAAACTATTAAAAGGTGATTTAGTTTTCCAACGTACCGATGAAGAACGTGCTGAATGGAAACGTTGTGCAACAGATATTATATACTTTGTAAATAAGTATTGTAAATTGATGACTCCAGAAGGAATTAAAGATGCAACACTTCGTGATTATCAAGAACACTATCTACAACACTTAATGGACAATCGTTTAAGTATTTATCTTGCGTGCAGACAGTGTGGTAAAACTACAACTTCAGCGTTATTTATGCTCCATTATATATTGTTTAATGTTGATAAGAACGCACTAGTTCTTGGTAATAAAAGAAAAACTGCTGTAGAAATCCTAGATAAAGCAAAGAAAATCTTTATTGAATTACCATATTTCTTACGTCCAGGTATATACAAATGGAATGAAGGCGAGATTGTACTTGACAATGGATGTCGTTTAATGGCTGAAGCTACAACAATCAACTCAGGTATTTCATTCACATTCCACTGTGTACTTGCTGATGAGTTCGCACATATTCAACCAAATATTATTGATAAATTCTACAATAACCTTTTCCCTACAATCACTGCTGGTAAAGCACGTTTTATGATTACATCTACACAAAACGGATATAATCTGTTTTATCGTTTATGTAAGGCTGCTGAAGCAAGAGAGAATGAATATGGTTTCTTCAAAACTGATTGGGATGAAGTACCAGAATGGAACCCAGACTTAAAGTGTTGGGAAAAACGTGATGAAGAATGGCACCGTATGCAAGTGGCAAACTATGGATCTGAGGAAGCTTTTAATAAACAATTTGGAACTAACTTTGATGTAAATGCTAACACACTAATAGACACAAAGATAATTCGTAGATTTGAAAAAGAATCTGTTGAATTTGTAAGAAGAGAACTTCCAGGTGTTTCGTATGCTGAGTATTTTTTCTGGCACCCAAATTATGAACTATCTGAAATGAAAAAAGACTACTTTGTTATAACAACAGATATTGCAGAAGGAGTTTCAGGAGATGATACAGTATATACATTCAATAGATTACGCATACGCACGAGCGATAACTTTATATATACTGAAACAATTGGGTTCTTTAAGTGTAATACTGTAAATGCAGAACAAGCAACACGTATATTAAAAGAATTCTGTCAAAACTACTTAGATATAAATAATTACTTAATATCACTAGAATATAATCTGTATGGTGAGTTGTTCGCTAAGTATATTATAGAGAATATTGAAAAAGACCCAATGAATGTGCATCGTTTTAATGAAGATGTAATAATGAAGTATTGGAATGACGAAATGACAAAATACACTCTTGGTAAAAAAATAACTTCAAAAACAAAACAACTTGGCACTGCATTATTCAAACAACATTTTGAACGTGAAGAAGTAGTTAATCGTTCTTTGCAATTTATGGCACAAATTTCTAACTTCTCCGACACAAAAGGTAATGGCACCTATGCTGCAAGCTTTGGTCACGATGACCTTGTAATGGCTCAATTACAAATGGCGTTTGTTTTTGAGAACCCTCAATTTAAGTCATTATCTCAAATGTTTATTGCTAATAAAGGAATTCAAGAAGTTAATACAACATACAATCCGTATGACACAAGTGATTTTAATCCAATGAGTTATTTTGGAGGTTTACAAAATAATGACAATCCTTATGCTTTCAATCAATTTGATTATGGACAATTTGAGACAAATGAAAATCTGAGGAGACTACGCGGACTATAACTAGTTGATTTATAGCTACTTAAATTTTTTGAAATAAAATACTAATTATTTAGATAAATAAATAAATTTTGAAATAATATGATTCTTAACGAAACACAACAAAAATGGGCTAACATCATTACTGAAGAATATGGTGTTAAAGATCCTAAGAAATTAAGTTGGATGAGTCAATACGCACAAAACCACGAAATTTACGAAGGTACACAAGCTGCTGGTACAGTTTCTGCTGGTATTTATGCTACTCCACTTAACACAATGGGTATGGGTAACCCTCAAATGCCATACGCAACTGGTGATAATGGTCAAGTAACTGGTGGTCCAGTAGGTTTACCTGGTGGTAAATTCGGTTCACAACAAGTAGGTT